AAATTTATTTGGTCAAGAATATGAGTGTGATTGGGTTACTACTCAAGGTCAGATCTATGATTTAGTTGAAGAAAAACATCTTAACGACTTAAGTGATATTTATGAAAAAGATAAGAGATTTGAGTTTATAGCAGGATTAGACGTTGGATATCGAGATGAAACTGCCTTTGTAGTACTAGCTACTGATAGTCAAAAATTTTACGTAATTGATGAGTATATTTCTAAAGAAGGCACAACTTCTACCCATGCTGAAAATATTCAAGAAATGATTGATAGATGGGGAATTGAATCGATTTTTATTGATAGTGCAGCACAACAAACTAGGGCTGATTTAGCTTATGACTATGATATATATTGTGATAACGCATTAAAAAGTGTAAATGACGGAATTGCAGCTATCCAAGTATTAATAGATAGTGAAAGAGTTACTTTTGATGTTAACCGATGTGCACATACGTACGCGTCACTAAGTAGTTATAGATGGAATAGTAGAACTGAAACTCAAAAACCTCTTCATGATTGGTCCTCTCATTGTAGTGATGCCATGAGATATGCAATTTATAGTTATCAGAGAACTCGTGTTAGCGTGTATACCTGATATTTAAAAATAAAATATTGACTAAAAATTACTTTTACTATATTATAATGAGAATAGGAGAGAAATAAATGGGACTTAAAAGTTGGATTGCAGAGAAGTTAAATCCTGCACAACCTTATATTGCATCACAAGATCCCTATAATCTTCCACAATCAATTGTAGATTATAAAACTGCATTTCGTGAAATTGAGGTTGTTCACAGAAGTGTAGAGATGATTATTAATGCATTAGTGTCAATTCCCTTTATAGTTGACGGTGGGGCAGCTAAAAAAATTAATAAATTACTTAACGTCAAACCTAATCCTTTTGAGGATAGGGTCCGTCTATTTAGAAGAGCATTTTTAGATTTTTACCTTGACGGAAATGCTTTTTTCTACTATGATAAAGAGAGTTTATATTTATTACCTGCGAATGATGTAGAGGTAGTTGCTGATTCAAAAACCTTTATAAGTCATTATAATTATTTAATATATGATCAACAAACTGATTGGTTTGGTTATTCAAAAGAAACAACTCGTGATGCTAAAATATCGTTTACTCCAGATGAAATTATTCATGTAAAAAGCGATAATGACCAATCTATTTTTCGTGGCGATAGTAAGCTTAAGAATCTTCAAAGACTTTTTGAATTATATTACGAACTATTAGATTTTCAACGTCAGTTTTTTAAAAATAACGCGATTCCAGGCTTGGTTCTAAAAACAGATAATGTTTTAAGTACTAAAATTAAAGAACGAATGTTAGAGAGTTGGAGAGCGAGTTATTCTAATATTTTTAATGGTGCTCGTAGTCCTGCTATTTTAGATGGTGGTTTAAACATAGATAGGTTTAGTGAAGTTAAATTTAACGAACTAGACTTTGAAAACAGTGTAGAAAGAATTCAAATGGATATAGCAAAATCTATTGGTGTTCCCTATGTTCTATTAAAAAGCGGAAATAACGCAAATGTAGCAGCTAACGAAGTTTTATTTTATAATCATACTATTATACCAGTACTTAAACAATTTTGCAGTGCTTTTGAGCATTTCTTTAATAATGCCACTTCTATTCTGCCAGATAAACGTTCAGTTAGTGCTTTACAACCAGATTTACGTACACAAGCTCAGTATTATTCGACCCTTGTTAATACTGGCATAATTACACCTGATGAAGCTAGAGATGGATTAGGTATGAGTAAACTGGAAGTAGATGAAACTAATTGCATTAGAGTACCTCAAAATATTACAGGAAGTGCAACTGATCCTAGTCAGGGTGGTCGTCCTAGCGAAGATGAAGTTCAAATAATTACTGAGGATGAAGAGGATTTAACAAATGAATAAAACATTTTATTTTAATAGCTATTTTGAGGCTAAAAAAGTATCAACTACCCAAAATACTAAAGGGTTACGTATTGCTGGTTATGCTAATACTACTGATAAAGATAGAGTAGGTGACGTAGTTACTGCTAAAGCATGGGCAAATGGTATAGAAAATTTTAGAAAGAATCCAATTCTTCTTTATCAACATAAACATGATTGTCCTATTGGAAGAGTAGATAAAGTTACTGTTGATAAAAAAGGACTTTTTGTTGAGGCAAATATAAGTGATGCTGCAGAAAAACTTCATGCTGTTCACTCACTGATTAAAGACGGAGCTTTAAAAAGTTTTTCGGTCGGATTTAAGGTTAAGGATGGAAAATACGATCATAAAACTGATTCAATGACAATTACGGATGTAGAACTATTAGAAATTAGTGTGGTAAGTGTTCCTGCTAATCAAGAATCATTATTTAGCATACGAAAAAGCTTTGATGATAATCATCAAGAATATGCTGAATTTGTAGAAAAATTTACAAATAACGAAATTAACATTGACACTCGTGAGAAGGATATGGGAATTAAAGTTGGAATAACCGACGTAGTTGCCGATCATTATCATACTTATGAAATAGATGATGGAGGTGATGGGGTAACAACTTATGCTTCGCATAATACGAACCATTACCATAAAATTGAGAATTATAGAGTTTCAGATGCTGATTCTCCTGTAGTTCATTCTCACATAATGGTAGTGTCAGCAAGGCCTGTAAGGGCTGAGCCAACAGAAGAGGAGATTAGCAATATGAATAGTATTGACGAAAGACCTTTATCTCCCTCAGAACAAATGACTTCTCAAGACACTCCAGAAGCAGGAGTTATGGTAATTGAAGAAATGTCTCAAGAGGATTCTCCAGTTGAAATCAAAACAGAAGAATCTTCAAAAGATATAAATATTGAAGCTACCACCGATGAAGATTCCGCTCCAGTAATTGAGGAATTAACTACTGAAAAAGCAGAAGAAATTTTGCAAGCCGAATCTTCAAATGAAGAAATTACTGAGGAAGAAATTACTGAGGAATCTGACCCCTATAATCCTATCCCGTTTATTAATATGCTCTCTATGGAAACAGCAGTTTTAAAACATGATCAATGTGTAAAATATCGCGACAAGAGATATAAAATTATCAAAGTTGCAACTGCCGAATCCCCGAATTTTAAATTTTTAGAAATTGACTTAAATGGAAATTCAAGAGATAATAAAGTAACAGTTGAGGCAGAAAAATTAGCTGCTGTTAACACATGGGATATTGGATCAAACTATGATATTTCTTTAACGAATATATCTAGTCCTTCTCATATGACAGATTCTGATCGAACTGATATTAAAAATAAATATTTTGATATCACCACTATTAGCGAACAAGATGCTTATTACTTAAAAAATGAGGAACTTGTTAAATCTAATTCTAACTATCAACAAAAACTAAATACACTACTCAACCTAAAAGCAACACCCACCAATGAATGGGCAGATTCTGATTATAAATATGCCCAATATGTAAGTACCATGATTGATGAACTTAAGAAAATCGAACCTAGTAAGGAAAGAGATATTTTGTTATCAATACATGGAATTAAAAATGAATTAAAAAAGGAGAATGATGATATGGCTACTCAACCAGTAGGTGACATTGTCAAAATTGATACTGGGGCATCTGAGAATAAGAGTGAGGAGACGGCAGCGGTCGTTGCTTCTTCGACTCCGATCGAAGAAACTCCCCCTGCACTAATCACTAAAGTCTCAGCGCCACGAGTGGCAGAGCTAGTGCAGAAAACAGGCGAAGCAATTATTAATGAAGGCGACGCCCAAGATAAGAAAAATTCCGCATATACCCCTCATGAAAGTGAAGCGTTAGCTGAATTAAAGGCCGAAGTTGGTAAATATAGAGAGCAAATCTCTGCTTTTACCCAAAATAAGATGGTCTATCAAGAAAGTACACGTACTCAACAGCAGTTTACTCCTGGAGAGATGTCTAACGCTTTCTTGCTATCAAAAGCTCTTAATAAATCCGATCCGTTTGATACCAAGCTTGGGGCACGGATGAAAGCAGTAACTTCTGTTGATCAGTTCTTAAGTAATTTCTCAACTAATGTATACGAAGAGATGCAGCAACAGCTTGTAATCGCTCCTATGTTTGAGCGCATTGCCGTTGATGCTCGTAACTTCCGTGTGCCAGTAGCTGATGAAGACACTAATGGAGATGTGGCTCAGTTTGAGTCTGGTACGTTTGCTCAGAGTATTTCTGATGCAACGCGTGTTCCATCTACTCGTCAGAATACCATTTCTGCAGTAACGTTCTCGCCAAATAAATTTATGGCGACTACACATCTTGCTAAAGATGAGGAAGAGGATACAATTCTTCCACTCTTAGACTTTTTACGGCAGAGCGCAACTCGTCGTTTGGCTCGTGCCATCGATAAGGCGATCTTACGTGGTGATGGTACATTGAAGGGCTTTAATGCTGCCCCAGCTAATGCAATTACTGCAGGTTCTGGATACCAATGTGTATTCAAGGGTGCAGTGACGCTTGGCTATGATATTGCCAATCTAAGACAAAGTACTGGTGCTATTGGTACTAAAGCAACCCCAGCAAATATTGCTTCCTCGCGTGAAAAGCTTGGTAAGTATGGACTACAGCTTGGTAATCAACTAGTTTATCTGACATCTATCGAGGGATATAATTCTCTTGTTTCGAATACAGATTTTACAACGGTTGATAAGTTTGGACCTAATGCAACGTATCTTACAGGTTCGTTGGGCGCTATTTATGGAATCCCAGTGGTTATTACTGAATTCCTAGATGACGTTGGCGTAGCTGGTAATCAGGTTGGTATTATGCTTTATAAGCCAGGTTTCTTGATTGCCGAACGTCGTGGTATGGAAATTGAAAGTGAATATGAGCCTCGTCAGCAGGTAACTGCTATGTACATGAGCACTCGATTTGATTTCAAGGCTTTGACTACTAATAATAACGCTGCATTGGATGCTACTAAGTATTCTTATGCTAGTGTTATGCATTCTGCATAAAAAATATAAAATCTTAACTGGCGGGGAGCAAAGCTCCCCGCCCACTCAAGGAGAAAAAGAGTTATGGCTCTACAAAGATTTATTCACAAAGTTAGCCCTCAGCTAACGCAAGACGCTCAGTTTAAAGCCTATGGTGATATTCCTGAGAATCAATTGACCCCAGGAAGTACAGTTGAATTGTATCCTGGTACGTACGCAAATATTTCGTGTGCTAATGGTGTCGGTATTGTAGGAGTAGGAAGTCCAACAGACGTAACTATTCCTGCCATTGCTGTATCCTCTGGTACTACGGGTAATGTTCATATTGAAAATATGACAATTACAGCTGTTTCTAATGCTGTATCTGTAGCAGGT